AGGTTGATTGTGTGAAATCTAAACTCATCAAAATATATTTTGTACTTTTTCCTGGAGTTGTAAAATGAACATTGTCATAAACCATTTTTACTGTGTTATCTGCTGCTGCTACAGCATCAGTAACTGCTTTTTCAAAAGCTGCTCTTGCATTAACTAAAGTCATTTAGAAAACTCCGTATACTTTACACCTGCCTGAGAAGAACCAAAACCTCCAGTGGTACTACCACCAACAAATAATCTTCCTTTATCTGACATGGTTTCTTTTATCATTTTACCTAAAGAACCTTGAATAAATAATTGAGTTTTACCTCCTTCAAGAGCATATACTGCATATTCAACTCTATTTCCAATGTAAACAGGTCTTCTATAATTAAAAACTCTTTTTACAGGAAATCTGGGTTGTACAACAGGATTAAGAGGTTTATTACCACCTGTACCAGCAAGAAATGCTGTCATTGCTTCTTTTTTTATTCCTGACCAAGGTTTAAATTTTTCAACTTTATCTCTTGCTTTCACAGGAGTACCTTGAGCTACCCAACTTGATGCAAAAAAACCTGTATAAACAGGACTTCTTTTTTTTGTTGATAACTGCGTATGAACTTTTCTTATGAGAAGATTAAAATCTCTTGATATTATTCTATCTAAACCTTTATTTTTACTATGGAGTTCTTTTAAAGTTCTGATAGTCATTAGAATCTCACAAGAATAATAAATAAATAAACTTGACCACCTTTCTTTGTATCAATATCAACTATCTGTACAACTCTATTTGATCCACCAAAACTTAAAGTAATCTCATCATCTAAATCTGCCTGATTATCTCCTATAAGATCAGGAGTAATATATAATTTTGCCTCTCTCATTTCCTGTGCACCTTCTTCTTCAGAACGAACAAAAGATATTGGCACAGTAATACTGTAGGTGGTGTCAGTTGTTGTTAATGCACCTGTAGAAGTGTTATAGCTAGGAGATGCTTTTTTTGTATAAGTAATACTATGATCGAGTGAATTTCCAAGTTGTGCTACAACGTTTTTTGCAACATCTTTAAATAATGAATCTAGTTGACCTGCCATTATCCTCTAACCACCCTAAGTTGAAAACTACCTGCTCCACCAAGAACATAAGCTCCTAAATAACTTTGTAACCACGGATAAACGTCAAATACATTATTAACAGAACCCGTTCCTTGACTTTTAGTATTGTATTTAACTTGAAGATCACCCAATTTTACTTCTTCAAAATTACCGTCAGTTCCAGTACTTCCGATAATTGCATCAGTATCATTTGCCAAAGCAAAAGCTAACTCATATTGTGCATATTTAATATTCTGTGGAATTAAAGTGCAAGCTAGTTCAACTCCATCAACCTGATAATTAGTTCGAGGAAACTTTAATGCTTGGTCATCATCACATCTATCTCCATAATAAACTAAAGTATCAATCCATCTTGTAGCTGCTATTAATGCTCGATTTTTTTTATCATCAGTTTTATTATCCCATTGCGTAGAACTAGGGACAGTTTCAAAATAGCTATTAGCTTCTGCCAACGTGACATAACTATTAGCACTAGCTCCCTTTATTGTTGCGTCTATAGTAGCTGCCACGATTTAAAAAGTAATTTATCTGTATTGTAGCGTAAAGAAAAAACCCCACCAATAATTGATGAGGTTTGATGACCACAATTTAATGTTAACTATTAAAGAGTTGTATTATCAAGTGGTGTGTTAACTGTTAACTGAACGATAGGAATTAAATCAGCATCATATGTTAATGCCCATTTAGCCTGTGCTCCTAAGTTAGAGTTAGTTGGGTTGTCAGCAGCATCATTCCACTTAGTACCCATGATGTGATAAGTACTGTGATAATCAACTGAGATAACATCCTGCTTAGAAAGTACGTTCCTTTCTGCTTCAATAGCTAAGTCTTGCTGAACACCCTCAAGGATTGTTCCAGACTTAAGTAAGTAGCAGTAGAACTCCTTAATGTGTCCACTTGAACCAGGAACTACAGAGTTAACTGAAGAGTCAACAACTACATTCATACCAGCGAATTGGCCTACTGATGTATCAGTAACACCAACACCACCGCCACCCCATTGGAT